TAGGATTTGCTCAAGGGTTGATGATAACGGGCGGTGGTATGACCACCGCCCTTTCCAATGGGGCGACAAATGAAATACAAGACTAAGGCGCAGCGGAAACGGCGGATGTGCGGTGGCAAAGTCGGACATGACAGCAAAGAAGCCGCCGTTGTCGCTATCCGCAAAACTCGCGCCGAAAATCAAAAAAACGGTACTGTACGTGCCGTTGCACTGAAAGCTTATCTCTGCCACTGCGGCAAATGGCATATCGGGCATGGCAAACGGTTGGATTGGAAATATCTGGAAAAAATATTGTGAGCCGCGCGAAATCGAAGGCCGTCTGAAATGGGAAAACCTGTTTCAGACGGCCTTTTTTTTATTTGCTAATAATCAGTCAAATACTATATATGGTATTAAATTACTGTATAATTGTATTTATTTTACTATATATGGTATTTCAACCATGAAAAGCCGCAACGGACTGATTGCCAAAATCAAGATCGCCCAAAAAGAACTCGGGATGGCCGAAGAGGCCTACCGCGCCATGCTGCTGCGCATCACGGGTAAAAACTCGTGCGTGGTGATGGATATCGGCGAGCTGGAGCGTGTGGCTGACGAAATGCGCCGCTTCGGCTTCAAGCCGTCTACGGCACGGGAGAAGCACGGCAGGCCGCATCTGCGCCGCACGACGGCGACCGCGATGATGGACAAGGTGGAAGCCCTGCTGGCTGACGGCGGTTATCACTGGAACTACGCACATGCGATGGCGCGGCGGATGTTCGGCCGTGAAAAAGTCGAGTATCTGGACAACGATCAGTTGCACAAGTTGGTGGCGGCTTTGCAGATTGCCGCCAACCGTCGGAAGGGGAAATAATGTCGTTTGAACTCTATGATGAAACGGATTTTGAAGCGGTGCGCCACCTGCTGCCGGACAGCGTGATGGAAATGGTGGGGCTGATTGGCGCCGAACCGACGCTTGCGCTGCTGCGCGCCTACGGCGGCACCACCTTCCCGGTGTCCTGCAACGTGAAGCGTGCCGGGCAGGCTACCCACGCCGCTTTGGCAGAGGTGGTGGGAGAGCAGGCGGCAGACAAGCTGTGCCGCGCCTTCGGCCAACGCCAGCGACTGTGGCTGCCCAAATGCGAACGGGCGGTGCGCGAGCTGCTGCACCGCAAAATACGCCGCCAGTTTGACGAGCTGGTGAGCCGCGATAACATGACCGCTTTTTGGGCGGTGCAGAATTTGGCGCAACGCCATCACCTTACCGACCGCACGGTGTGGGACATCCTCAAAAAGACCGACAATGCCCCGCCGCCGGAGAGTGGCCAACATGCGCTGTTTTAAGGGTGTGAGCCGCCTCAAGCATTTTCAAACAGCCTGCCGATGGACAATAACCCCAGTGTAACTACTGGGGTTTTTATCATGTTTATCACCATTACAGCCGGCCACAGCAATACCGACCCGGGCGCCGTGAACGGCAGCGACCGCGAGGCGGACATTGCGCAGGATATGCGCAATATCGTGGCCTCTATCCTGCGCACCGATTACGGCTTGGAGGTTAAAACCGACGGCGAAGGCAAAGGCAATATGCCCTTGCGCGAGGCCGTGAAACTCATCAAAGGCAGCCGCTTGGCTATCGAGTTCCATACCAATGCGGCACTCAATAAAACCGCGACAGGCATTGAAGCCTTATCCACCCCGAAAAACAAGGCGGCCTGCCAGCGTATATGCGCGGCGGTGGCCGATGCCAGCGGCTGGAAGCTGCGCGGCGAGGGTGGCTATAAGCCCGACAACGCCGGGCAGCACAGCCGTTTGGCCTATGCGCAAGCGGGCGGCATTATCTTGGAGCCGTTTTTTATCAGCAATGATGCGGATTTGGCGCTATGGAAGCAGACTAAATGGCGCATCTGCCGCGCGGTGGCCGAAGCGATTGCGGCGGAGGTGGCGGCATGAGCCTGAAGAAAACATTGGTGGCTTTGGCTTTGGGCAGCCTGCCCAAGCACACTCACCCGCATTTGCCGCCACGGCGCGATGTGTGTATGGATCAGCCGCTGCCGAACTGGAAGCGCAGCGGCGTGGCCGCGGCCAAACGGGCTGCCAAACGGCGCAGAAAGGCGAAACGATGAATAAGTTTGGCACTTGGCTGGCCGGGAACTTTACCAACCCGGCCACGGGGCAGGCCAGCCACACCAAAATTTGGACCAACATCGCCTACGCGGTCATGACCTATAAGTTTGTGATGGCTCCTGAGCCTGTGGAGTGGATGTGGTGGGCTTACGGCGGCATTGTGGGCGGTTTTGCCTTGGTACGGCGTGGCTTGTCGGTTATCCCGCAGCTGGCGGCCATCAAACAGGAAACGGAGCGCGAAAATGATGTGGATGCCCCTACTGAGTAAGCTGCTGCCCGCAGGTAGCCTGTGGAAAAAGCTGCTGCCGCTGCTGTTGGCTCTGACTGTGGCGGCCACCTGCTACCGCGCAGGCTACCTGAATCGAGACGGCAGAGCCAAAACCGAGATGGCCGCGGTGGCCGCCGCACACCAACTGGCACAGCTGGAGGCGGAACGCGCCTACAGCGCCAAACTGGCCGAAGTGGCGGCGGAGCGGCAGAAATGGGTTGATTTTGCCCAAAGCCAATCCGTGAAGCTGGCCGAAGCCAACCGACGACTAGATACCAAAACCACTCATATCAAACAGGAGATACCTCATGCGATTGCACGCGACAAAAGCACCGGCGGCTGTTATAGCGGCCTTGGTGCTGACAGCTTGCGGCTCTACCGCCAAGCCTTCGGCTACAGCGCCGATTAAGGTGGTGGAGCGGCCGACCTTGCCGCCTGCTCCGGCGGAACTGTTGGCGGATTACGAACGCCCCGCGCCGCCCGCTTCGGGTAGCCCGGAAGCCCTGCTCAACCATGCCGCCGAGTACGGCGCATGGTGCGGCAAACGCGATGCTCAGGCCTCCGGCTGGCAGCAGTGGTACCGCAACGGACAGGGGGAAAATCGTGAGTAGATACCGCGAACTGGTGCAACACCGCTTGGCGGTGTGCCACGCCGGTATGGAACTCAAGCTGGCCCGTGCCCGCGAACAGGAGCCGTTTGTACTGGCGGTGGAGCGCAAATTATCGGCAGGCAGTTGGGATTACCGCATGGGCATGACCCCGAATTTCGGGGTGGTGTTTACCGTGCTGCCATGCCGCCTACCGCTCAAAGAGCAGTATCAAGCAGTCAAGGCTGATCTGTCCGAATACTGGGAGGTAGAGTTTGATGTGCAGGCAGGGCGACCGTGCCTGCATGTGAGCAGCCGTACCGACGAAGGCATCGATTGCTGTGTGGTATTTGACGGAGACGATGATGGCTGCTGAATTTTTAACTATCGATTATGTATTTCAGGGTGCCATCGGCATCGTGATGACGGTGCTGTGGCGCTACATCGGCAAGGTGGATGGCAAGTTTGATTCCGTGCAAGCCGAGAATCACGCCCTGCGCGAACGCCTGCACGAGGTGGAGAAAGTCTATCAAACCAAAGCCGAAGCCCGGGAATACAAGGGCGAAGTGTTGGAGTTGTTACGGGAAATCAAGAGCGACCTCAAACAGGTTAGCGATAAATTAAACGAAAAGGCCGATAAAAAATGAGCACCCCTTACCAAGACCCGGTTGTGGAAATGCTGCGCGAAATCAGCGCCAAGCAGGATGTAACCATTGCAAAACAAGATGAAATGGATAAACGGCTGGCGGATATACAGGCCGACTGCCAACGCATTGCCCGTACCAACGGCAGTTTGGCCGGTGCGGTATCCGGCGCGGTGAGCGGCGGCGTGGTGGCCACCGGCATTGCCTTTATCCGCGCTAAATTCGGTTTTTGAAGGATTTGAGAAATGGCCCACCCGAAAGAAACCCGCGACCGCCTGCGCCAGCTATATGTATCCGGCAATCAAACACTGGAAACGGCGGCAATCATGTGCGGCACCACGCAGGCCACCGCGCGGCGCTGGCGCGAACAGGCGCGCGAGAACGGAGACGATTGGGACAAAATGCGCGCGGCCTACACGCTGGCCGGCGGCAGTATTGAGGAGCTGGGGCGGGCAACAATGGCCGGCTTCTTGCAGCAATACAACTCAACGATGGAGCTGCTGCAACAGGATGGCGACCTAGGCCCGGCGGAAAAGGTCAAGCTGCTGGCCAGCCTGGCAGATGCCTATAACAAGACCGTAGCGGCCAACGCCAGAATCCTGCCGGAAACCAGCAAGCTGGCCACCGCGCTGGAAGTGGTGGAATTGCTGGTGCAGTTTGTATCGGAAAAACACCCCAAACAGCTGGGGGCACTGGCAGAGGTGCTGGAGCCGTTTGGGGCGGTGGTGGAGAAGAGGTTTGGTTAATAACCTTCAGTCCATCTTCGAAACCGTGTTCCGCCTGTTGAAATGACTTCAACATCTGATCTCAAACGCTCCCCTAAGATCATTGTTTGGCAGCAGGAACAGGAATATTGATGAAAAGCACCTTCGTACCCATTAAATTGAAGAATCGATTTGATGCTTTGCTCGTAACATTGGGGACAAATGTCATGAATCGGCTCGCCATGTGCCATTTCCGCTTTCAATCGATAGACGAAAGAACCGGGAGCGAGTTCATACAATTGGTAGCGTTGTCGCTCTGTAGACCAATCTTTTATTGCCATCAGTTCTTTTTCAAGCTCGTTTATGCGGCCAACAGCCGCCGAATAGGCCGTCTGCGCTTCAAATAAATCATTTTGGACGGCGGCAATGATCTGATTTAGTTCGATTGTTTTTTGAGCAACTTCGGCATCTGTTTTAAGTTGGCTGAATCCTTTCAAGAGGGTGCCGGCCTCTTTAAGTCCCGTAAAAGCATTTGCGATAAACATTCCCATAATGGTTATTCCATGAAAAATAAAGAGTTCCTAAAATCCCTCTCCGCCATTGCCGACCAGCTGCGGCGCACCATTGAGGCGGAAGTAGTAGGCTTTGAATCGACCCCGGCGGCCATTGCGGAGCGCCGGGCAAAGGTATTCGACCCGCTAAGTGGCTTTGAATACTTTGTTTATACCTACTTCCCGCATTATGTGCACACGGCGGACAAATCTCAACTGCACGAGTTTCTGTTTACGAGGCTACCTGAAGTCCTGCGCGAGCCCAAGGGCGTGCCGGAGGCGACAGGCGCGCCGCGCGGCGAGGGTAAATCCACGCTGGTAACCCAGCTGTTTACCCTGTATTGCATCGTAACCGAGCAGAAGCATTACTGCGTAATCGTGATGGACAGTATCGACCAAGCCTACCCAATGCTCGAGGCGATTAAGGCCGAGCTGGCTTATAACCCGCGCTTACTGACCGACTTTCCGGAGGCAGCGGGCGCAGGGCGGGTGTGGCAGGCAGGCACAATTGTGACCGCCAACGACATCAAAGTGCAGGTGGCGGGCTCGGGCAAAAAACTGCGCGGCCTGCGGCATGGCCCTTATCGCCCGGATTTAACCATATTGGACGATATCGAGAACGACGAACAGGTACGCAGCCCGGAGCAGCGAAAAAAACTCAACGACTGGCTGGACAAAACCATCCTGCCTTTGGGCGGCGTGGGCATGAAATACGATGTGATTTACATCGGCACCATCCTGCACTACGACAGCGTGCTGGCGCGCACTTTAAACAACCCGTTTTGGCACCGTAAAAAATTTCAGGCCATGATCCGCTGGCCGGACAATATGGCGCTGTGGGAGCAGTGGGAAGAGCTGTACCGCAACGAGGGCGAAGCAATGGCGCTGGCGTTTTACCGTGCCCACCGTGCGGAAATGGAGGCGGGGGCGATTACCAGCTGGGCAGCGCGCGGGGTACTGGAGCTGATGACCATCCGCGCCCGCGTGGGGCATGCAGCGTTTGACAGCGAGTACCAAAACGACCCGGTATCCGGTGATGCCGCGCCGTTTGCCAACAGCCTGCATTTTTGGGTACAGCGCGATAACGAGTGGCTGTTTTTCGGCGCCTGCGACCCGAGTTTGGGCAAAGCCGGTGCCAGCCGCGACCCGTCGGCGCTGCTGGTGGGCGGTTTTAACAAGCGCACCGGCGTGCTGGATGTGGTGGAGGCGCAGATTAAAAAACGCCTGCCCGACCGCATCATTGAGGACATCATCGCTCTGCAACGGCAATACCATTGCCTGCTGTGGGGCATCGAGACGGTGCAGTTCCAAGAGTTTTTAAAAACAGAGCTGGTGAAACGCGGCGCGGCGGCGGGCGTGCCGATTCCGGCGCGCGGCATCAAGCCGGTGGCGGATAAGCTGTTGAGGATTGAGAGCTTGCAACCGCATATGGCCAACGGCCTCATCCGCCTGCATGCCAGCCAAAGCACGCTGATCCAACAGCTGCGGCATTTCCCAATGGCCGACCATGACGACGGCCCGGATGCGCTGCATATGCTGTGGATGCTGGCGCAAAGCGGCTTCGGTGCGATTGACTACACCGCCGTGCCGCGCCACGACGACAGCAACGGGGTGCTGACTTTCGGCAGCGGTGCTTGGTAACAACCCGCTGAGGCGGCTCAAACGGTTTCAGACGGCCTTACATCTGACAATAGCGGCAAGATTAACTGCATCTTGCCGCTTAATTATGTCTATCAAATCCCGTTTTACCGCCGTTTTATCCGCTATTACAGGCAACACCGAGCCTGCGCCGAAAGCACCGCGCAAGGGCGAGCAGACCGCGCAGCTGGCCAAAGCCCGCGGCACCATCGGCGAGCATCCGAGCAAGGGGCTGACGCCGCAGAAATTGCACCAAATTTTAGAGGGGGCGGAGGACGGCGACATCACAGCGCAGTCGGAATTGTTTGCCGATATGGAGGAAAAAGACGGCCACATCTTTGCCGAGATGAGCAAGCGCAAACGTGCTTTAACCGGCTTGGATTGGCGGGTATCCGCCCCGAAAAATGCCGATGAGGCCGGCCGGCAGCTGGCGGAAGAGGTGGCGGGCTGGCTCTACGGCCTGCCGGACTTTGAGGCACTGCTGTTTGACCTGCTGGATGCGCTCGGCCACGGCTTCGCCGCGGTGGAAATCAGCTGGCAGCAGGTGGACGGCTTATGGCTGCCGGCCAAGTTTACCCACCGCCCGCAGGGTTGGTTTACCCTGAAGCACAACCAGCTCAAGCTGTTGGGCGTGAACGGGCAGGAGCCGCAGGACTTGTGGCCGCTGGGCTGGATTGTGCACCGTCATCAGGCGCGCAGCGGCTTCTTGGCGCGCGGCGGGCTGATGCGCTCGCTGGCGTGGCCGTATCTGTTTAAAAACTACTCGGTGCGCGACTTGGCCGAGTTTTTGGAAATTTACGGCCTGCCGGTGCGGCTCGGCAAATACCCGGCCGGCGCGTCGGACAAAGAAAAAACCACCCTGCTCAACGCGCTGGTGGGCATCGGCCACAATGCGGCCGGCATCATCCCGGAAACCATGATGTTGGAGCTGTTGGACGCGGCAAGCGGCAGCGGCGACACCTTTATGAGCATGGTGGACTGGTGCGAGCGCACCCAATCCAAAATCATCTTGGGCGGCACGCTGACCACGCAAGCGGACGGCAAAACCAGCACCAACGCGCTGGGACAAATCCACAATGAAGTGCGGCACGACTTGCTGGTGTCCGACGCCAAGCAGCTGGCGGCCACGCTGACCCGGCAGCTGATTGCGCCGCTGCTGTATCTCAACAAGGGCATCACCGACCCCAACAATATCCCCTATTTTGAGTTTGACACCCGCCAGCCGGAAGACATGAAGCTGTATGCCGAGGCGCTGCCCGAATTGGTGCAGCTCGGCATGAAAATCCCGCTGGAATGGGCGCACGAAAAGCTGGCCATCCCGCAGGCTGCCGCCGACCAAGACATGCTGGCCATGCGTGGTGCCCGGCCGGAACTGCGGCAGGCGCAGGCCAGCCGTTACCGGCAGGTAGCCTTGTCGCGGCAGGGAGAAATCATCTATCCCGACCAGCTGGCGTTGGACGACGGTATTGCAGGCTACCTGAAAAATATTGATTTGCCCGCACTGCTCGAGCCGCTGATTAAGCAGCTCGGCCAAGCCATTGCCGAAGGCGGCAGCTACGAAGAAGCGGCCGAACGCCTGCTGGCGGCTTATCCCCGGCTGGACACGGCGCAGCTGCAAGAGGCACTGGGGCGCGTGCTGTTTGTAGCGGACTTGTGGGGGCAGATCGGTGGGCGCTAATCAAGTGGATTTGGCCTATGCCTTCGGCCTGCCGCCGGAGCGTGCCATCCGTTATTTTGAGACTTTGGGCTACACGGTGCCGACCGATTGGCCGCAGCGGATGCAACAAGCAGCGGCCAAGGCGCAGACCATCGCCGGCATCTACCGGCAGGACGTGGTGGCCGACATCCACCGCGCGCTGGGCGAATCGGCGGCCAAGGGCACGCCGTTTGCCAAATTTAGGGATGCGGTGGAGCGGCAGCTGACGGCCAAGGGGCTGCATCTGGATCAGGCAGGCGATATGGTAGACACCGCCACCGGCGAACTGCTGGGCAAGGGCATCACGCCGCAGCGCTTGGAGGTGATTTATCGCACCAATATGCAAAATGCCTATATGGCCGGTCGCTGGCAGGAGCTGCAAGACAACCGTGCCGCCATGCCTTATCTGCAATACACCGCCGTTATGGACAACCGCACCCGCCCGCTGCACCGCGAGCTGCACGGGCAGGTGTACCATATCGACGACCCGTTTTGGGATACCTTTTACCCGCCCAACGGCTTTAACTGCCGCTGCACGGTAACCGCCTACAGCGCGGCCGATTTGACCCGGCGCGGGCTGGAGGTGTCTGACAGCGAGGGACGGTTAGAAGAGGTGTACCGCGTGGTGAACAAGGCGGGCGACACCGAACCGACCCGCGCCATCCGTTTGGCCGACGGCCGCTCCTTTATGGCCGACCGCGGCTTTGACGGCAATGTGGGCAAGCGGCACTTGGCGCAATTGGGGCAGTTGCAGATGCAACGGGCGGTGGATTTGCCGCCGCGGTTGGCGAGTATGTCGGTCAATCAGGCATTTGAAAATGCTTTGCTGCGGCAGGCGGTATCAAATGAGCTGTTTAAGGCATACAAAGCTATCGAGCTTGACGCCGCCGCCGGCATGGTGGCGGCGCATCCGAAAGGGGTGCCTGTCTTTGTGGGCGCGGTATCCACGGAGGTGCTGGATGCAATGGCATCAAAAGGCCTTCCGGCGCTGCAAAGCAGTATCATTGCCTCGTCGGACAAGCTGATGCGGCATGCGTTGCGCAATGTGAAAAACAATGCCGGGAAAACCCTGAGCGAGCAGTTTTGGCGACACAGTGTGGATAATCTGCGCCTGCCACAATCCGTTTATTATGACTCGACCGGTAAACGCAGGGTATTACTGTACTTTTATGCCGATCCGAATAACCCGGACATGCTGCATAAAGTGGTGATTACGCTGGATGACGACAAAACTTTTGCCCGCTCGAAAAATCCGATAACGGGCAAACGTGATAACTTAGTGCTGAATATTGTGGAAACCGGGACTGTCATCAACAAAACCGGCATCAAGTGGCATTTATACACTCATTTACAGGGTGTTAAATATTGAATAGGGTCAAACAGGCAGTGGCGGGACTTGAACCCACATCATGGCGGCGAACAATATCGCCGACAACCTTTAGCCTGCCCGCTGGCGCGGGGTTACATTAGGAAACTCCTGCCTGTTTGTTGGGGCAAGTATATATCATGATCGAAATCGAAATCAAGACGTTAGAGTTGCAGCAAAACATCAGCCGCGCAGCGCAGGGCTTGGAACAGCGCGGCAGCCTGATGCGCCTGATTGCCGGCAAGCTGCATCAGGCGGTGGATGAAAACTTTAACAGCCAAGGCCGCCCGGCTTGGGCGGGGCTAAAGCTGGGCAGCCAGCTCTCCCGTGCCGGGGCGCTGACGAAACGCGGACAGGTATCGCAGGCGCGGTTTGACAAGTATGTGCGCAATCACAAAATCCTGCAAAAAACCGGCCGCCTGCGCAACAGTATTACCGAGGCCAGCGATAACGACAGTGCGCGGGTGGGCACCAATGTAGCCTATGCCGCCATCCACAACTTCGGCGGGCAAACCGCCGCGCACATGATTTACCCGCGCCACAAAAAGGCGCTGGCATGGGCCACCGGGGCGTATCCGGTAAAAAGCGTGAAGCACCCCGGCAGCCGCATCCCGGCACGCCCGTTTATGCAGCTCACACCGCAAGACGAGCACGAGCTGGTGGAGACGGTGAGCGACTATTTGGCCTCCGTCTGCGGCCTGCCTAAAGGCAGTTAAACGACACCCCGCCCAAAATCGCGCCAAACGGCGTTTAAACGGCTTGGGTATGGTTTGGTATATCCCTGCGCCCGACCCCCGCTAAAAAACGCGCTTTATAGCCTCTTTATAGCCATCGCGCCGCAGCCGCCCCGTCGGCTGTTTCACCCGCGCCAAAACCAAGTGAGGCGCTTCAAAGATTTTTCCCCCGCTTCTGGCTGCACAATGCGGCCATGAACAAGCATACCTCTCACCCGTTTTTACTGGCTGCCTGTTCCGTCCCGGTGGACGGTACCGTGCAGCGCATCCAGCTTATTCCCGCCGGCGAGTTTCGCGCCAACGACGGCCGCCCGGTTGATGCGCCGTTTTGGCGTTTAAACCCGCAGCGTGCAGCCGTCTTGGTGGCCGAGCTCAACGCGCGGCCGGTGCGGCTGATGGTGGATTACGAACACCAAACCCTGTTTACCGCGCAAAACGGGCAGCCCAACCCGGCATCGGGCTGGCTCTCCGGCTTTGAATGGATAGACGGCAAAGGGCTGTACGCCGAGGTGCAGTGGACGGCCGCGGCCAAGCAGCGGATTGCCGGCGGCGAATACCGCTACATCTCGCCGGTGTTTCAATACACGGCCTCAGGCGACATCCTTAGCCTGTTGCCTCCCGCGCTCACCAACACCCCGGCGCTTGACCAACTCGACCCGGTGGCCTTGGCTGCCGCTTCCCGATTACTTAACACCCTCCAACCCTCTCAAAAGGACGAAGCAATGAACGAAGCACAAAAGCTGATGCTGTCGCTGCTTGGGCTGCCTGAAACCGCCAGCGAGGCGGAGCAACTGGCCGCGATGCAGCAAATCCAAAGCAGCACCGATGGCAAAAAGCTGGCCGAAGCCTTGGCCGCCGCCAAAGAGGCAGCCAAGCCGGAAAACAAACCGGCCGAGCCGAACTCGCCCGCCGCTCCTGCCGCACCGGCAGTCCAGCCGGCCAATGACGAAGCCGGCGCACCCAATACCGCCGCTGCCTCGCAACAGGTGCCGCTGTCGGCACTGCAAGGCTTGCAACAACAAGTAGCCGCCCTGAGCCAGCAGCTGGCTGCGCACGAGGCGGAAAAAACCGCACAACTGATTACCGCCGCCCTCTCCGACGGCCGACTGCTGCCGGCGCAAAAGGCATGGGCGGAAGGCTTGGGCAAATCCAACCCGCAGGCACTGGCCGAATTTTTGGCTACGGCGCAGCCTTTGGCCGCCCTAAGCGCCACGCAGACCGGCGGCATCCCGCCCGCTGCCGCGGAAAAAGGCCTGACTGCCGACGAGGCAAAGGTGGCGGAGATGCTGGGCATCAGCGCCGAAGATTACGCAAAACAAAAACAGGAGTAAGCAGCCATGATTATTACCCCGGACGCCCTTAAAGCCCTGATGACCGGCTTTCGCAAAAACTACCAAGACGGCTTGCAGATTGCCAAAAGCCAATACAAGGACATCGCCACCGTGGTGCCATCCAGCACCAAATCCAACACCTACGGCTGGCTCGGCCAATGGCCGGGCTTTAGGGAGTGGGTGGGCGACCGCGCCTTTAATGATATGGCGGCGCATAGCTACGCCATTGCCAACAAACACTTTGAGAGCTCGGTCAAAGTAAGCCGCGACGACATCGAGGATGACAACATCGGCATTTACGCGCCGCTGTTTACCGAGATGGGCCGCGCCGCTGCCGCCTTCCCCGACCAGCAGGTGTTCGAGCTGCTGAAAAAAGGCAACGCCACCCTGTGCTACGACGGCCAAAACTTCTTCGATACCGACCACCCGGTATTTGACAAAGTGGACGGCACCGGCAACAAAACCTTGGTTAAAAACCTGTTTACCGCCACTGGCGGCACGCAGGGCACACCGTGGTATCTGCTGGACACCGGCCGCGCACTGAAACCGCTGATTTACCAAGAGCGCAAGGCCATGCAGTTTACCGCCATGACCAAAGGCGATGACGAGGGCGTGTTTATGCGCAACGAGTACCGCTACGGTGCCGACTGCCGCTCCAACGTGGGTTTTGGCTTTTGGCAGATGGCCGCGATGTCTACCGAGGCATTGACCCCGGAAAACTTTGCCAAGGTGTACGACGCCATGATCAGCCAAAAAGGCGACGGCGGCCGCCCGCTCGACATCAAGCCGACCCTGTTGTTGGTACCGACCACGATGGGCGATTTGGCCAACAGCATCATCAAGCCCGACAAATACGAGAACGGCAAATACAATCCGCATCACAACAAAGTGCAGGTTATCGCTACCCCGTGGCTGTTGTAACCCCCTTTTTACGGCGGCTTTAACCGGTTTAAAGCCGCCGTTTTGGAGCAAATAAATGGCAAAAAACAACCCTGAAGAAGAGGCAGTGCAAAAGTCACTGCAAGATACGCCGGACAATCTGCCAGAGCAGCAGCAAGAAGCGCAAGGCAGCCAAACCGAGCAGCAGCCAGAGGTGCAGGACAACCTGCCCGAAAACCAGCTGGAACAGCAGCAAAACCATCCCAACACCGCGCCGAACGAAGCCGAAACCGGAAAAGCCCTTGGCGAGCAGCCCAACCCGCCTGCACAGCCGGTATTGGTGCCGGTGGCCAGCGGCGAAGCCCCGGTTGAGGGTGCGGAGATGGTGGCCGTTAAAACCCACAACGCTACGCGGTTTTACCGATGCGGTCTCGAATTTACCCGCGAAATCCGCATTGTGGAACGCAGCACAATGGACGAGGCCGATTGGCAGCGTTTATTGGCCGAACCGAATTTGACGGTACAGGGCGTGGTATTGATGACGCCCGAGGCCACCTACGACGAGGACGTGCCGCAATGATCAGCTATGCCACGCTCGACGAACTGTGCCTGCGCTACGGCGACAACACCGTGTTGCAGCTCACCGACTTAGAGCGGCGCGGCCAAATCAATGCCGACATTGCACAGCAGGCGCTATTGGACGCCACCGCCGAAATCGACGGCTACCTGAACCGCTACACGCGGCCGTTTCCGCAGATTCCGCGCCTCTTGACGGTGTACTGCTGCGACATCGCCATCTACCGTTTGGCCACCGGTATGCGCCAAGGTAACGATGACATGGACACCCGCTACAAAAACGCCATCGACTACCTCAAGCAGGTGGCGCGCGGCACGGCCACCATCAGCGGGCTGCCTGAAAACGGCCAGCTCGGTACCGGCGACACCGTGATATTTAACAAGCCCCAGCAAAAGGTATTCGGCCGTGATCGCCCTTATTGAGGCTGCCATCGTGCAGCGCCTGCGCCAAGGCATGGGCAAGCTGGTTACCGGCGTGCACAGCTACGGCGGCGAGCTGGACGACGAGGGGCTGTATCAGGTGGTGCAGCAGTTGCCCGCTGCTTGGGTAACTTTTGCCGGCATCGACAAAACCGCAGCCGTTCAAACCAGCCGCACTAAGCATAAGGCCGAAGCCAAGTTTGTGGTGATGGTAGCCGCCCGCTCCCTACGGAGCGAGGCAGCCAGCCGCGCCGGCGGCATCGGCCACTGGGAAATCGGCAGCTACCAACTGATTTACGCAGTGCGCCGCCTGCTGGTCAATCAGGATTTAGGCTTGGCCATCGACAAGCTGCAACCGCGCGCGGTGCGCACCCTGTTTAACGGCAGAATGGAGCGGCAGGAAGCGATGAGCGTGTATGCCTGCGAATTTGCCACCCATTGGATCGAGGAGGCGTTGGACAACGGCCGCTGGCCGCAAGTGCCGCCGCCCCCGCCGCCGGGCAGCCCGCCATCGCCGCCGCACCCCGACCAAATCTTTGTAACCTATCAGGCGGCCACCAGCCCGCCCGACCCCGAACTGAAAGGCGCGAACCTGCATGTGCACGCGCCGCCCGACAACCCCACCCCCGCCATCGAGGCGGAAGTTAAAACAGGAGAGACACCATGAGTATCTTGGTAAGAGCCGCCGCCGGCCTGAAAGTGCCGATGGAAGGCAATCCACACCGCTATATCGACGAGCATCAGGCCGTCGCCGTGGAGGAGAGTGCCTATTATCTGCGCTGCCTCGAGTGTGGTGACTTGGTACGTGAGCCCGAATCTGATCCGCAAAATGCCAAAGGAGACAAATAATGGCCAGCACCAACATCAGCTTTGACAAAATCCCGGCATCTACGCGCAAACCCGGCGTGTATGCTGAGTGGAATTTAAAACGCGCCATACGCAACCTGCCCACCAACCGGCAGCGCGTGCTGTTGATTGCCCAGCACACCACCGACTTGGGCGCAGTATCCGCCCTGACGGATGTATATTCCGCCGCCGAAGTGGCCGAGCGATACGGTGCGGGCAGTCAGGCACATTTGATGGCCGATGCCGCCATTAAAGCCTACGCCAATGCCGCCTTGAGTATCATCACGCTGGCCGACCACAGCGCCGGTGTGGCTGCTGTGGGTAAAATTACCATTACCGGCAACGCCACCACGCAGGGGGTGCTGCGCGTAGGCATCGGTAACGCCGACGTTTTAATGGTGGCCGTATCGGCCGGCGACAGCGCTGCCGCCGTCGGCAAAGCCGTCAAAGCTGCCATTACTGCCCAGCCCGGCCTGCCCGTATCTGCCGCCGAAGCCGCCGGCGTGGTGACCATCACCGCGAAAAACAAAGGCACCGAAGGCAATATCATCCGTATCCTGGCGGACTGTACCGCCGCCGGTATCACCACTGCCGTTACGGCAATGGCAGGCGGCGCAGCCAATCCCGACATCCAGCCCGCGCTCACCGCAGTAATTGCCGAAGGCCACGACATTATTGCCTGCGGCATCAGTGATGAGGCCAACCTCATCAAACTGCGCGCCCACCTCGAAAAAGTCGGTGCGCCTACCGAAAAACGCTGGGCCGTCGGCGTGTACGGCGACAGCGGCACATTGGCCACCGCCACCACCTTGGCTGGCAAACTCAACAACGGTTTTATGCTTTGCGCCTGGTATCGCGGCACACCCAGCCTGCCGTGCGAACTGGCGGCAGCTTTTGCATCCGTGATGGCGAGCGAAGAAGACCCCGCCCGCCCGTTGAACACGCTGGCCTTGGAAGGCATCGGCCTGTGCGACAGCAAAGACAAAACCATGCGTACCGAGCAGGAAAATGCGCTCTACAACGGCGTGGCGCCGGTGGAAACCAGCCCGGACGGCAGCCGGGCGCAGATTGTGCGGGCGATTACCACCTACACCAAGACCGCCAACGGCACCGCCGACGAGAGCCTGCTGGACGTGACCACCGTGCGCACCCTGATTTACGTGAGCAAAGCCTGCATCCAGCGCGTGGCTCTGCGCTTCCCGCGCGAGAAACTCTCCGACAAAACCCCGGCGCGGGTGCGCAGCGAGCTTATCGACGTGCTGATGCGCTGCGAAGAACTGGAGATTTTGGAGCAGGTGGAAGCCAACCTGCCCAACCTCATCGTGGAGCGTGACCGGCAAAACGTGAACATGCTGGACGTGCGCATCCCATCCGACGTAGTCAACGGCCTGCACGTGGTCGGCATGGTGGTAGACCTCTATTTATAGGAGCATAAAACATGAGTACCGAATATGTTGGCAGCGTAACCCTCTATCTCGACGCTGCGGAGGTGGAAATCACCAAAATCGACGTCAAAGACAGCACCGGCCGCAAGCCCGTGAAAACCATGAACCGCAGCCGCCGCACCAAAGGCTTTACCCGCGGCGTGGGCCAATACGACATCACCGCCACCGCCGTGATGCCTACCGACGGCACCGCCATCAACTGGGGCAGCATCGAGGACGCCAAAATCTCACTGGTGCCCGACGTGCCCGGCGCAAAACCCACCAGCTACCTCGGCTTTTGCGTGACCGAAGTGGGCGAGAGCTACACGGTGGACAACGAGATGGTGATCGACATCACCGGCTTTGCCATCCGCAAGGTGCTGGAGTAAAGGCTACCTGAAAATGGTAAAATCAAGCCCTGTCCTGAATCGGCAGGGCTTTTTTATGGAGAAGGGAAAATGAGAAAGCTATTGTGCGGCGTGGTTATCGCCATCGGGCTGGCCGCTTGCGGCGAGCAGGAGCAACAGGCACCGGCTGTGTCTGAGCTATCAACATCAGAGCCGCCTAAATTAAGCGAGCAAGAATTACGGAAGCAGCGGCAGCAAGAAGAAGATCGTAGAATTATGGCTCGCTTGGAAACGGAGGAGTATTTCTTTGGTGAAAACAATTTAGATAAAATACAACTACACGAGCAGTTAAAGGATAAAGCGGTTTTCCTGATTGAAACTCTTGCTCGTGGAGAAAAAGACAATATTTTTAAAACAGCAGACCATAATCCAGCACAAGTGGATTTTAATCGTGCCGCACTTGAACTGGCACGAAACTCTGAAAAGTTGTTTGGTGCCAGTATATATGAGGATAAGGCGGGATTATTTTGGTGTAGCTCGGCAGCCCATGCGGCACTCTCTTATTATCAGTCTATGCAAAATGATGATGACTGGACGGGTAATGTGCGGGCAACCTATCGTAATGCAGTTAAAGAATGCCGCTATCAAATAGCACACCCGCCAGAACCACAAATAACTGTTTACTCAAGAAAGGGGTTTGATTTGCCACTCAAAGATTGTTTGTCAGTACTCCTCACTGATAGTACCCCGTATAACCAATACACTTGTAAGATGACCCTTCGTTCCCGCTGAACCGCTTCAACCCCTTCGCCCTAAGCCTTTAAACGATAATTAAACCTACATTTTTATTCGGTTTAATCCACGTTTAAAGGCTTTTCTTATGTCCGACAAAAAATCCCAAACCTCTGTTACCGACCCGCTGGATAATGCGACAGCGGAATTTAACCTCACCGTGGTCGAAGACGGTCTAACGGTTTCAGGTAGCCTGAAATATGGCATTTTGCACAATGACGAATGGCATTACGATTTTGCCATGCACCTGCTCACGGTGCGCGAGGATATGGCGATTGACACGCAGTTAGAGGGGCAGGCGCGGCTGCTGGAGAGCTATGCCCTGTCGCTCGACCGTTTGGGCGATATTCCCGCGGAACAAATCAGTGCCGATATTTTGGCCGACGGCTTGATCGCCACCGATTTCGATGCCCTGTTTTTTGCCCAAGAGCTATTGGCAAAAAAGCGTCTGCGCCCAAGCTCGACCGCTACCGTTTAGCCGTATTGATGCTGGGGCGCTTCGGCCTGCCTGAGCAGCGGGTATTGGCCATGACGCTGCCGGAGCTCAACAGCTTTATGCGGCAGGCGCGCCAGTTGCTGTCGGCCTATCAGGTGGTACCTATTCCCGTACCGACCCCGGCTGCCAAACCAACCGCCGCGCCGCCGGGCAAATCCAGCGGCACCACCTTTATCAGCAAGCGAGTGAAGAAACATGAGCAGTAACACCTTAGAGCTGATTGCCAAGTTTAAAGATAACGCCAGTCAAGGGCTGCGGCGGTTAATGAATGAGACCGAGCGCAGCGCCTCGGCACAAGGCCGCGCTTGGGCGCAGGCATCTCGGCAGCGGCAGCAGGCCATCAACGCCTATCAGCGGCTCGGTATCCGTTCGGAGCAGCAAATCCGCCGCGAAATACAGCTCACGCAGGCGGCCTACAACCGTTTGGCTCGCTCCGGCACGCTGTCGCAACGCGAACTGGCGCGGGCGGCGGAAGCCAACCGTCAAAACATCCGCCGCCTGAATAGCGAATTGCGCAGCAGCAGCGGGCAGATGGGGCGCTGGCAGCGCATGATGCGCGGCGGCGGCCGGGCTTTTGATGCCGTTACCCGCGGCGGCGCGGCCTTAATGGCGGGCGGTTATGTGCTGGCACAACCGGTACGGCGCACGATGGATTACGACACCGAGCTGCGCCATGTAACCAATGTGGCCTACGCCGGCAAGAGTATGGCCGAGCGTCAGGCAGGGATGGCCGACATCAACCGTGCCGTGATGGGCGCGGCCTATGAGGGAGCCGCCCGCCGCGAAGACACGCTGGCGGCGTTTAGCACCCTGATTTCCAGCGGCGCAGTAGATGGCCAATCAGCCCAGCGACTGCTGCCCACCATCATGAAAACCGCCACTGCCGCCAATGCTTCCGGCGAAGAGGTATCTACTTTTATCGCTAAAGCTTTGCAGGCTGGCTTCAAGGAGGCCGATATCCCCGAGCTGTTAGACCGCGCAGTGCAGTCCGGTGCTGACGGCGGTTTCGAGTTTAAGGATATGGCACGCTGGCTGCCGCAACAGTTGGCGGCAATGAAAAACGCCGGCATGGCGCCGACCTTGGAAAACTTCTCCTCCCTGCTCAATGCCAACCAACTAAGCTTTATGTCGGCCGGCAGCACGGACGAAGCAGGCAATAATGTGGTCAATCTATTGGCCAAACTGACCAGCCCGGATATTGCCAACCACGCCAAACGCATCACCATCAACGGTCAAAAAGGCTTTGATTTTACGGCCTCCATGAACAAGCGGCAGGCCGACGGCATGAACTCGCTGGATGCGGTGGTGGATATCGCCCGTGAATTGATTGCCAAGGATGAACGCAGTCGCGTATTGATGGAGAAAATCAATGCTGCTAAGGGCGACGAGGCTAAACTGGAATTGCTGGAGAGCCAAAAAGCCTTAGTGGACGGTACGGCCATAGGCCAGTTAGTGACTGACCGTCAAGCTTTAATGGCTTTGCTCGCGTTAGTGAACAATGCCGACCAAGCGAACCGGCTCAAGCAGGGACAAGCCAATGCCAGCGGTGCGGTGGCAGGTAACTTTGATTTCCTGATTCAGGGTTCGGGACTGCAGGCACAACGTGCCAAAGCAGCTTATAGCGATGCTGAATATGGGGTGTTCAAGGGCTTGAGCGACAAAATCGGCAGCGGTATGGATGCGCTAGGCCGCTGGGCGAAGCAAAACCCAACCCAAGCCCAAGTGGCCACCGGTGCTGGCTGGACGGCTGCCGCGGCAGCTGCCGGCAGGGGTGTTTTAGGTTTTATACCCGGCGGCTCGGGCTGGGCGGGCAATATGTTGTCCGGTGCGGCCAAGGGAACAGGCAACTTGCTGTCCGGAGCAGTCAAAGGGGCTGCCGACTTGGGGCGTGGGGCGTTTAAATTGGGTGGTAAGGCTCTGACTGCCGCACCGCGTTTTAATTTCGGCCTCGGCCTGTTGCTGCATTCGCAAGAATTGAATGCCGGAGAGATCGAAGAAGTGGCCAGGATGCGCCGATCATGGCAGCAGCGTAACAACCGGCCATCATCATTATCATCATTATTTAATTATCCCAAGTCCCTCCGGGCAGCCAACCCATTTCTGCCCGACGGGGCTGAAGCGGGGGGGATGCGCCAATTGCCCCCGCAACGTTACGGGCAATCAATGCTGCATTCGCCGCTCAACAGCCCGGAGTTGCAAAAAAGCGCGGAGCAAATCCAGCAGTCATCGCAAACCTATCAGCAATCCAGCGAACAATATGCACAGGCGGTCAATTACAACCAGCAGGCCGCCGCCCAGTTTTTGGAGGCATCGCGCCTGATGGGCACGGCGGCGGGTCAGTTGGCGGCAGCGGCGCGGCAGCCGGTGCCG